ATTGTAAAAACGTAGTTCAAATATATTCGTCTTTCCTATTTAGAGTACCCCCTACTAGAAATTATGGAAGTTTATCAGGTGATGAGCAGCTAGAGAGTTTTATTAAAGATGCTGATTTAGATGGTAGATCATTTGATAATGTTATCCGGGAAATGCAAGTAAACGCATCTATCTATGGTACTTGTTGGGCTATCGTAGATAAACCAGCTGTTCAAACTGAGAGTAGAGCAGAAGAAATACAACTTGATATTAGACCATATATATCAATTTATACCCCGGAAAATGTATTGAATTGGAACTTCGAGAGAATGTTAAATGGTAGATACCAACTAACATCATTATCTCTATTAGAGAATCTACATGATGATATGGCTACTGTTAGAGTATGGAGTTTAGAAGATATTTGTACCTACAAGATCAAAGATTTTAGTAAAGGCTATGCTACTACTCAACCGGTATTGATTGATGAAATGCCTAACATGATTGGGGAGATACCAGCTGTTGTTTTATATAATCAGAAATCTCAAAGAAAAGGGATTGGTATTAGTGATCTTCAAGATGTAGCTGAATTACAAAAATCTATTTATAACGATTATTCTGAGATAGAGCAGCTTATTAGATTATCCAATCATCCTAGTTTAGTAAAAACACCTAATGTAGAAGCTAGTGCTGGTGCTGGATCTATTATTGAAATGCCGGAAGATATGGATAGTAACTTAAAGCCCTATATCATCCAACCCTCATCACAATCATTGGATGGGATTATGTCATGCATCCAAATGAAGGTAGACGCAATTAATAGAGTAACACACATGGGATCAGTTAGAGGTACGGAGAAAACTATCAATTCTGGTATTGCACTACAAACGGAGTTTGAATTACTTAATGCTAGATTATCAGAAAAAGCTGATTACCTAGAAAACGCAGAGGAGCATATTTGGAGATTATTCGCTAAGTGGCAAGATAAAGAATTTGATGGTGAAATAGAATACCCGGACACATTTAATCTGAGAGATTACGCATCTGATCTACAGTTCTTACAAGTAGCAAAAGCATCAGGTGTTGTATCAGATACATTTGCTAAAGAAGTAGATAAACAAATAGCTAGAGCTGTTGTAGAGGATGATGAAAAGTTGGCTAATATTGATAGTGAGATAGAAGCAAAACCTAGACCAATCGGTCAATTCTCTACACCTGCTATTGAGGGTGAAGAAGTTGCCGAAGAATAAAAAGCCAAGAGTTCCTAAAGATAAGAAATCTGGAGTGCCTAAGAAATATTTATCTGGGCTAAAAGGTGCTAAGAGATCAAGACGAGCATCATTAATCAAGAGAGTTGCAGCTTTATATAAGGCCGGAAAACGAATACCCTTATCACTATTAAAATCAAGGACTAAGGCATAATGGCAGTTAGAAGAAAAGCATTATCAGCAGCTACAGTTGCTACCCTAAAAAGAAAAGCAAAAGCATCTAAGAGATATACCTATGGAACATTGGCAAAAGTGTATCGTAGAGGTCAAGGTGCATTTTTAAGTGCAGGTAGTAGGAGAGTTCCTATGGCAGCTTGGGCTATGGGGAGAGTAAATAGCTTCTTACGAGGCTCAAGAAAGCATGATTTAGATTTACGAAAGAAAAAGAAATAATGGTAAAAGTAGCATCAATCAAAAACATTATTAAAGATCTAACACCAAGACAACAAAGAACTATGCGTAGTCATGCTAGACATCACAGTTTAAAACACATGAGGTCTATGGCTAGGTCTATGAAGAATGGCAAAACATTTGGTAAAGCACATACTACTGCTATGAGAAATGTAGGAAAATAATGGCTAAATTTAAAGGTAGAGAAGTAAAGCTAAATAAACCATTTAGAACACCCGGAAAAAGCAAGAAATTTGGTGTATATGTCAAGAACAAGAGTACCGGAAGGGTGCAAGTGGTTAGATTTGGAGATCCAAACCTATCTATCAAGAAGAATATACCAGCTAGACAAAAGAGTTTTATGGCTAGATTTAGACCGATTTTAGCCAAAGTTAAAGGTCAAAAAAACCTATCACCAGCATATTGGGCAGTACAATCTTGGAAAAAAAGTTTCAAGATATAGTTGCAATTTTATAAATAATCTATAAAGTATCTATATGTTAAATAATAAGGAGAATATCAAAATGTTAAAACCTAAATACAAAATTGGTGATAAAGTATTCGATAAATTTGAGCCACAAGCACAAGGAAAAGATGCATGGGTTTATACTGATATTGTTATTGGAATTCATTATGTTTTAAAAAATGAATTAGTAAGAGGAGATGGAACTGTATTTAATGCAGGTGGGTGTTTTGAATATACCTTACTTACATATAATAATAAAGAATATACAAAAAAAGAATTCTGGTTAGGTAAAAGGAGAAAACAATAATGAATGTTCTTTCTTTATTTGATGGAATGTCATGTGGTCAATTAGCACTTCATAGAGCAGGTATTCCATATGATAATTATTATGCATCTGAGATTAAACCTATCGCAATTAAAGTAACTAAAAATAATTTTCCAAATACTATTCATATCGGTGATGTTACTAAATTAGATTTATCTACATTACCAAAAATAGATTTACTTATTGGTGGATCACCATGTCAAGATTTCTCATTACTCAAAGCACAAGGAAAAGGATTAGAGGGTGATAAATCAAAATTGTTTTATGAGTATTTGAGAGTGCTTAAAGAAATAAAACCTAAATATTTCTTATTAGAAAATGTGAGAATGAAGAAAGATTCAGAGCAGCAATTAAATGAGTATCTTGGCATTGAAGGATTACACATTAATTCTGAATTAGTGAGTTATCAGAAAAGACCAAGAATATATTGGACTAATATACCTAATGCATCTATTCCGGAAGATAGAAATATTAATTTCCAAGACTATAAAGAAACTGATTATGAAACTTGTAAGCAATACAAACTATCGAAAGTACCATCTCACATTAAGATGTGGAATGAAGGTAAAGGTAGAAATAGTCAATTAAAAGTTTGTGCAAATGTTACGAACATGAACAAAGTATTTTGTATGACTAGAAAGCAAGATAGAAGCCCTAACTCTGGTCTAATTGAGTTTGAAGAATTTTGTAGGTTTCTTACAAGACAAGAATTAGAACAAGCACAAACAGTTCCATTAGGATATACAAATTCTGTATCATACAACCAAGCACAAGATTTATTAGGTGATGGTTGGACTGTAGATGTGATTGCCCACTTATTCAAAGGCATCCAATAATATAATTGAAAATTTAATCATATCCCTATATTTCTAGGGATATGGCAGATGCATTCCAAGATAGCTTCAAACAATTTGCTAATAAAAAACAAGAGATATTATCAAGACTAGCTGATACACACGAAGAA